TGTATAGGGCGTAATGAGTATGACATACAGGTTTGTAAGTCTACTCTTGATTTAAAATATTATAAATAATTTAAGGAGCGTGATTTTTTATGGCTGGTATTATAAATATGAAGGGTCATGTAAGATTTTATTTGGCCGAGGATGCTATTGATACTCAGACTACATTAACTGCAGCTGATAAAGTTAGTAATGCAAAAGGTTTTAGTGGTTTTGATAGTCAGTCACAGGAAATTGATGTAACTGATACTGATTCGTTAGTTCAGGAATTTGAACAGGGTTTCACAAATGAGGGTACTATTACTCTTGACTTGTATTTAACTGCAGAAAACTTTGCTTCATTAAAAGCAAAGCAGAAGGATGGTAAGAATCGTTTATTTGGTATGGCTGTATCAAATAAAGCGGGTGATACTATTTTATCTGTTAGTGCTACTGGTTTCGTTCAGAATGTTGCTTTGACAGGAACAGATGCAGTTGGTTCTGTATTAGGAGTAACTGCAGTAATTAAGATTAATAGTGAAATTGATTTTGATTGGACAGAACCTACTGGTGAATAATCTTTAATGGAGGTGTAATTATGGTAAGGCGTTTAACTACTTTTTTTGGTTCTAAAAGACTTGCGGAGTTCAATGAAAAGCATAAGTGTGATATCTTGTCAATAATGCGTATCTCACCCTTTGATTTAAAAGGTCTTGCTGAATACATACAATTGGGTAATCCCTCAATAAAAGATATTGATGGTGCTTATGCTAAACTTGATGATTATTTATCTGTTAGTGAAGACCGTTCACCTTTAACTGCATGGTTAGATTTGATAGGTGATATAGAGTTAGAATTCCATGTTTTGAGGAATTTAGGTTTAGGTTATAATAAGTTCAGGTCTGCTGTTGAAGATGCTTTTACTACTTATGGTGATGAGGCAGTAAATATACTAAATAATTTTGCTGATGTTGTTGAATCTGGTGCTAATTCTATTGGTTCTTCTGTAACTTCTACAGTTGATGAGCCTTCTAATTTGGGTGATGTGGATACAGTGGATACTGTTGATGCTTAATCTTTGGGAGGGGAGGCGTTGCCTCCCCTCCCTTTATTTATGTGAGGTGTAATTATGCGTTTATTAAGCGGTTTTTATTTAAAAGATATCGTATTGTGGGAACGTGAAAATAATGTCAATTTTGCCTCTTTATTGTCTCCTTATGATATAGATGGTTTGGCTACTATGCTGTGTATTGGTAATGGTGGTATGAGTAAAGGTTTTGCTTTTAAACTTATGGATGATTATCTTGCTGATGATAACTCTTTATATGACATATTTTTGTATATTCATAAAGAGTTATTTGGTCGTGATTATGAAGATAAAAAGTCCGAAAATGAAAAAGATTCAGTTAAGGTTTCTTCCTACAGTAATTTGACTGAGCTTTATAACTCGTTTTGTATGCAACTTTTGTCTTTGGGTATCTCTATAAGCGAGTTTTGGTCTTTAACTACTTCTCAGTTATATACAATTCTTAATAGTATAAAAATAAAGGAGCAAAATCGCATCAATTCTGAACTTTCTCAATATCACATGCTCGCAGCCATGGTCGGACAGGCGGTATGGGGGAAGTTAGATAAGAAGCCCCCTCAGATTAGTTTGGGTGATGATTCTGATGCTGATGATTCAGACTTATATAAAATGGTGGCAAACTTTAAGGCTAATGCTATGCTTCATAATGAGGACGTAAGGCGTAAAAAGGCTTTAAATAATAATAAATAATTTTTGAATTATATAAAAGGAGGTGTTATCAATGGCGGGTTTAAATCAGGCTAATAACCAGTTGCGTAATGTAAATAATAGTCTAAATCAAATGCGTTCAAATGTTTTGGCTGTTTCTTCTGCGTTTAATAATTTGGGTAATGCCCTTAGTAATATAAGCAATTTGGCAAAAAGTATCGCAAATGGCGTAAATAGGGTGTTGAATGGCATAATAAGTGGTATTCGTGCTGCTTTGAGTGCTGTAAGGACTGCAATTACTTCTGGTGCTAATATTATAAGTAATATGGGCAAAGGCGTCCAGAAACTTATCTCGCTGTTCGGTAATTTAGGCAATAGGGTTAAAAGTGCATTTGGATTGGGTAATTCTTCTATAAATGCTTTTAGTGGTAGTGCTACTGAGCTTTTAAGTAAAATAAGGTTGTTGACTGGTGCTTTTGAGGGCTTGTTTAATAATAATAGATTTATTGAGCAGGGTCGTAATCTGTTGTCCTCTATATCTACCATGAATGTAATAGTAGGTAAACAATTAACTCAAAACACTATAAATTGGGCAAATAGTTTGGAGCGTGCTTTTGGTTTAAGTGCTTCTGGTTTGATTGTAGATATGCAACAGGTTTTGCCAATAATGTATGGTTTGGGTATGGCTTCTGATGATGCTCTTCTTGCTTCTCAAAATCTTGCTATTGCTGGTCGTTATTTGGCTTCTTTGGGTTTGGCTGGTGGTGATTTTGATGTTGTAATGTCTAAAATCTCATCGGGTCTAAGAGGAATGACAACTGCAATCGACGATTTAGGATTATCCGTCAGGGATAAGGCCATGGATGAGTTTTTAAAATCTTTAAAGGCTCAGGGTGGTGAGTTTGCTAATATATCTACTGATTTTAGTGCTTTAAATGAAGAGGCTCGTGTGTACGTTCGTTATGCTGCTCTTATAAACCAGTTGACTTCAAAGTATGATTTAACCAATATGGTTAATATGCTTGATACTACTACTGGTCGCATATCTTTAATGCAAAGTGCTTTTAGTAACTTAACAACTACTGTTGGTGTTGGTTTAACTAATGCTTTTGCAAAATTATCCACTTTTTTAATTCCTGTAATAAATGGTATAAATAAGTTGGTTGAGAAAATATTTGCATTTTTTGGTATTAGTACTCAGATGACTGCATCTGCTAATGCTAATGCTGATGCTACTAAAACTCTTGCTGGTGCTTCTGGTGATTTAAGCGATAATATGGAAAAGGTTGCTGAAGAAACTAAAAAAGCAACAGCAAATATTCAGGGTTTTGATAGGGTATCTTCATTGACTTCTTCTAAATCTGGTGGTGCGGGTAGTGCTGGTGCTTCTGCTTTTGATTATTCTACTTTGATGAACTCTGCGATTGGTGATTTAACTACTTTGGCGGAATCTGCAGAGATATCTTTTGCTGAAAAGGTAGCCAATGAGGCAAAAACATCACTTGATATGATATTTGACTATATTAAAAAGGTTTCTGGCGTTGACGACTTATCTTTCGGCTTTGATATAGAGGGTGCTTCTGAGGGCGTAAAAAGGGCTGTAAATGGCATAAAAACAACATTAAGGTCTTTGGGTGATACTGCTCTTTTTGTTGGCACAAATATGTTAAATGATTTGCAATTTGGTGCTTTATTAAGTAAGTCGATTGAGTTGATTGGTTCATTTAGTGAAATGGCGGGAAAACTGTCATTAGTTCTTCAGCCTGCTTTTGAGACTTTTTATAAGGTTGGTTTGGCTCCTACAGTTGAAAAGATTGGCAATGAACTTTTATCTGATTTAGATGAATTGGGTATAAAGTTTGATGATTTGGGAGTTTGGTTTGAAACTCATAAAGATGAGATAGTTAAGTTTTTTGAAGATTTGGGTGTTAGTGTAAATAAAGGTTTATCAGAGTTGGGTACTGCCTTAACTGGTAATTATTCTGCTCCAGCTGATGCTTCTGCGTGGTCTGGTGTATTATCTGTAATAAATGGCGTGAGTAATGTAATTCAGGCTCTAATACCTGTAATTGCTAAATTGGGTGAATCTTTTGCTGATTGGTTAGTAAATGAAGGTTTGCCAAAATTGGCTGAATGGTTAGATAAACTTGCAGTTTATATAGAAAAAAATGGTGATAAAATTCAGGCTCTTGTAGAGCGTTTGGGTAATCTTGCGTGGGATATCATAGTAACTGCTGTCGAGTCTATTGGTGAATTTTTGGATAAACTGATTAATAATGAATCTGTTGTAAATCATGTATTGACTGCTGTTGAGGGTTTGGTTGGTTTATTTAAAGAGATGGAAGACCCGATAGGTACTATAATAGGTTTAAAAATTGGTGCATGGTTTGTTGGTTTGGCGGCTGATTTGGTTTCTTTTGTAGGTCTTGTAGTTGGTTTGCCAAAGGCAATAGGATTGGCAAAAACTCTTTTAGGCGGAGGCAGTTTGATAGGTGGTGCCGCTTCTGGTGGTGCTGCTCTTGCTGGTGCTGGTGCAGCTGCAAAAGGTTTGTCATATACTTTAAATCCGATTGGAAATCCTGCAATGTATGCTGCAACTAATGCGTTAGGCTCAAAATTGGGTATAGTAACAACTGCATCTAAGCTTAATGCTTTCGGTACTATGGTAACTGGTGGTGCTTCTACTGTTGGTGGTGCTGTTGTTAATGCTTTGCCTCATATGGCAATAGCGGGTGCTTTAGGTTTTGGTGCTGGTGCTGGTATTGGTGGTATTGCAAATGGTTTGATGACTGGTGATACTTCTCATTTGGTTTCTGAGAGAACCTGGACTGATGATATTGATGATGCTCGTGCTTATAAATCTGTATTAACTGAACTACATCAGGAGTTTCAAAATGTTGCGGCAATAGCGGGTAATTCATATTTAAATACAACTACAATAACTTCAGACTTGATGGGTTTAGTAAGGGAAAATCTGGAAACTCTCAAATCTGATGTAGGTGTAAAGGGTGAAGAAATTGCATCGTCAATTTATTCTATTTATCAAAAGGCTTATGCTGAAAATCGTGCATTGACTGATAAAGAGGTGCAGGAAATAAATAAATTGTTGAGTGATGCTAAAACGATTGCTGTTACTACTCTTGTTGAAGAGGCTTCAGAGCGTGATACTATATTGAAGAATATGGCGGCGACTGAGAAGGATGACAGGTTGTTGCAGTGCCAGTCTGCTTTGGAAATAGCGGCAAAAGAGCGTGATGAAACTATAAGACTTGCTGATGAGGCTTATGCTTCTCAAAAGGCTATAAATCTTAAAAAACTTGAAGATAATGAAATTACAAAAGCGGAATATGATGAAATAATGGCGGGTTGGGAAGAAACTCAGCGTCATTTAACAAAAACTGCGGAGGAAGAATGGAAAAAGCAAAAAGGAGAATTGACTTCATATTACAATGTATCTGAGGATTATTTTGGTGCTAATGGTAAGTTGCGTTCTGTTTTTGGCTCATTCTTCACTTCTTTGGGTAAAAAGATAAGCACAGCATGGAACGAGCTTTGGGGCTTGACTGATGCTACTTCTACTAATACTCGTAAAGTGACCAAATCTGATTTATTAAAAGATGATGTTAATACTCCAATTACTTCAAATCTTTGGGCTGCTCGTATTACTTCTCATGCTGGTGGTGGTTCTATAAATGGTGGTAACTTGTTTATTGCTAATGAAAATGGTAAGCCAGAGTTGATTGGTAGTATTGGCTCTGCTCCTGGTACACAGGTTGCAAACAATAGCATGATTATCGAGGCGATGACTCGTGGTGTTCAGGCGGGTACTTATGGTGCTTTGGCTCAATATCGTAATGCTGTTGGTGGTGTTGGTGGTGGTGCTAATATCAATATTGGCTCAAAGGATGGTTTTGTATTATTAGATGAGGGTAATATTTCTCAGCTTGTTCAGGCTCTTGCCCCATATTTTAATAATGTAAAAACTAATATTTTTAATACTGATTTTAGTATATAATTAAAAGGTGCAGGGGCATCTTCGATGCCCCTGCCTACAGTGTAAAGGAGGGTTTAAAGTGGGAAAAGTTGTAATTGATGAAAGGTTTAAGATTGATGGTGTTTCTATGCCAAAGCCCTCGTCTTATCAAACAAATCCTAAGATTTTGACTGGCGATGCTCATAGACTGATTGGTAATGGTCGCATGGTTGTGCCTTATGTAACTACTGTTTGGGAGACCACTTGGCATTATAAATTGATTGATGGTGCTATGTATGATGTTATTTATAATGCTTATATTACTGCAACTGTAAATAATAAGAATATGTACCACTCATTGACTACTATTGATAGTAATACTGGTAATTCAAAAACATATCAAATCTATACTCAGGATGATTTTGCTGGTCATTTATATCGTGTAAAGCCTGATGGAACTCGTGCTTATGATGATGTAACTTTTACTTTTGTTGGAGTAGGTGGTGAGGAATAATGTCAACTACTTCTGTTGTTATAACTTTTGCTAATAATAATTCAGTAACTTTATCAGTTCCTTTGGGTGGTACTTCTTTGCCAGTTAACTACTTGACTGGTGTAAAAGTAAAAGAGGCTGTAAATAAAGCAGGCTCGATGCCTGTTGGTGTTGTTTCTGCAAATACTTTGTCAATAACTCTTAATACTTCGGATTTAAGTTTAATGCCTGATAATTCTTCTTCTATTTATTATGGGTATATGGATAACTCCGCAACTGTAAATGTTTCTGTAACTGATGATAGTGGGACTGTGAGTTGGTGTACTTTTTATGTTAATAAATGGCAGAGTGCTGTTTCTTCGACTACTCCTTATAAGGTAATTATTGAGGCTTCTGATAAGATGACTTCAATAGGAAAAAATGCAGTCCCAGATTTATTATATTCGGGTAATACTAACTCTAAAGATTTTGTAAAAGGGATATTGACAAAACTTAATGCAGTTTTGCCTGAAAAGTACAGGATAAAGTTCTCAGATAATTTATTAGATTTTGGAAAATATTTAAATGTTCAACAGACTTATATAAAAGCCCAGACAATGTTTGATTTTTTCAACACTATTTCTCAGTCATTACTGAGTAACATTTTTGTTTCGAGAGGAGACTACTTGATATCAGAACCAATTCTGGATGTAAATAATAATCAAGGAGAACCAATTTATTCAATTTCAGATGTTGATAATGTTTATTCAGCTTCTTTGAACCAAACTTCTGATGTTGTCTATTCAAAGGTTGATGTGAACCATTTGACTTATTCGATTGGTGCTGATGATGTTATTACTTCATTGTCTAATGTTTCTATTCCTTCTGGTGTTTCAACTTTAAGTGATTTGAGTTTTTCTTCTCCTGTGTTTAAAATCAATTCTGTAATGTTTGGTAGTAATGCCAGTTCTTTTGTTTCTGTTCAGTCTATATCTTATAATGCTGGGCGTGCCCAGATTGTTGTTAATAATTCTTCTGATTCTTCTTTGGTTTGTGATGTTGTTGTTCGTGGTCAAATCTTAAAAGAGAACAAAGTTCTTTATAGTGCGGTTGGTGGTAATTCTGCTGGTGATACTTGTACTGTAACAAATAGTTTGGTGCCTGTTTCTCAGGCTCAAACTTATGCATCAGATTTGTTGGATGTTGTTGCGTACAATAGTTCGGAGATTACTTGCATTGGTTATTTTAATCCGAGAATTCAATTGTGTGATATTGTCAATGTTGACTTGTCTCGTTCTGTTCGTGTATCGGGTAGATATAAAGTAACTTCTTTAGAGTGGTCTTTGGGTACTACAATAAGTTGCGTACTAAAATGCAAAAAAGTCAATTAGGAGGTGTGGTTATGGCGGATAATTTGGTTTATTCTCAAAAAAGTTTAATTGCTCCTGCTACTGATTTAATTACTTCTCAGGTTGGTGATATAGTTCGTAGTGGTGATAGTTTAACCATGCCTGCGGGCAGTAGTGTAATATATACATATAATTATAATACTACTAATAATGTTTTGCGTACTGATAATTTAAGGTTTATGCCTAATCTGAGCTCTACTTCTTCTTTGGGTACTGCGTACAATCCGATTGTTTCTGTAGAGTTTAAAATCTTGTATTATTTGCCTGTTGATGATACTTATGAGGATGGGGCTTCTCAATCTTTTGTGATTTATCCTTATTTTGTTTCCGAGTCTTTGGGTTATTTAGGGTACTATGATATCGAACTAAATAACAGCAATTTTATTAAGAGTATTGTGATAACTTTTAAGAATACTTCAAATGCTCCTGTTGTTTTTCGTGGTACTTCTTTGTTGTATTCTCAAAGTCTTGCTCAGGGTGTAACTGGAATAGTAAATACTTCAATAAGTTTGGCAGGCGTACATTGGTACCCAAATGGTTTCAGAGTTATTTA